TAACGAGGAAATAGAGAAACTCCAAACTGGTCCTGATGGCATAGTAATGTTATCCAATAAGTCGCCAATTGGTGCTTTGGAGCCAATCAAAGATGTAAACATAGCACAGGATATTTATATAGTTGGTAGTACAGTTAAGAGTTCTATTCGTCAGACCGCAGGTGTAAGTGGCTTTGAGGCGGGCGAATCAAAGAACTTTGACACCGCAACTGAGCCTTCGCTAATTAATGAAGGTGTAAAGTCGCGCCGATCTGAGAGATCAGTTATTATAGAGGACTTTCATGCTCGTATAGTTAATAAGATGGCAGTTATGTTACAGCAGACTTTATCTAAGAGAGAACTTAATTTAAACAAAGAACAATTCGACTTTGCTTCTCAGACTGTACCAAATGCATTAGATCGTCAGCAAGTAGATGTTAATCAAGTACAACAATTTGCGGGCGTTCCTCATAAAGTTGTAGGGAGGGTCGGCGATCAAGCTCAGGTCTTACTTCCTTGGTTAACTGTTGACAAGAAACAAATAGTAGGGGAATATAATTTTGATATAGAAGTTGGTTCAACGCAACTTGATACTGAGGACAAGAAAAAAGCAGAAGCAATACTATTATATAATACCTTGCAAGCTAATCCAATTGTTAATCCATTCGTTGGAACCAAGAAACTCTTGGATGCATTTCAAATACCAGAAGCTGAGGAACTACTTAAACCTCAACAGCAGGTACAGCAAGAACGCCAGCAGGCAACGCAAACTGCGGTGCAGGGCGAACAAGCTAAAGATCAGCCTAAGCGCGATACTGATTTACAGAAAACTAAAATGAAGAGTCAGGTTGCTATGGAAGGTATCAAGTCTAAGGAACGTATAGAAGCACAAAAAGCAAAATCTAGTTTACTGACCAGTGTACTAAGTAGTAGGGGGAAACAATAATGCCAGGAATCAATAATGCCAGGAATCAATTTATCAAGTGCAACTTCTAATTCATCTTGAGGTAACTTATGCCAATGTATGATTATGAATGTAAAGAGTGTAACAAAGATTGGATAAACTTCCATGTAGTTGATGAGAGGGGGGATGAGAAGTGCCCTTGTTGCAAGGGTGAGGCAATAAGACTAATATCAAGTGGACCAAAACCAGTAGTATACAACTATTATTGTGATGGTATCGGTGCACAGATCACTGGTCCTGAGCAGCGAGCAAAATTAATGAAGGAAAAGGGGTTAGCAGATGCGCCCCCATTATAAACAATGACAACCTTTTAGGAGGCCATTATGGATTTAGATGCACAGATTAATGTACCACAAGATCAGGAATTAGGGAAGATAGCAGAAGATATACCGCAGGAAAAACACACTGATGACCCTGCGGATAGTCCTGCTGTAACCCAAGAACCATCTGGTAAGTTCAAAACGCTCGAAGCCGCCGAATCAGCTCACAAAGAGCTCGAAAGGAAAATGCATGAGCGCGATGGCGAAATCAGAAGTGGCCGCCAATACAAGGAGGACACAGATTCACTCTTTAGAGGTGTAGGGGGAGTAGAGAGGGCCGCTCAGACACTCGCAAGTCTACAGAACAGCCCATCATTTAGAAAGTGGGCTACCGAGGAACAACAGAGAATCGCAGTTGGCAACAACACTGGCGAAAGTAACGACATGAGCGATGCTGAGAAGAAAGGAATGCAAATAGTAAACAACATGATTGAACAAAAGTTATCTAACTTTAAGCAATCACATTTGGACCCCCAGATTGAGAGAAGCCGCGAGGCAAATATTAATAACGCATTCGATAAGATGGATAGTGAATACCCAGATTGGCATGACCAGCAAGGCAAGATGGAAGAACTGTCGAGGTTGTTTGATCCTGCTATTCAAGAGAATCCAAAGTTTGAGCATGTTGAGCTTTTATATAAAGCCGCACGTGCTGCTAACAACGACTTGAAAACTGTAGATGAGCACAACAAGACAATAGCCGAGAAGAAGAGACTTTCTACTGGCGAGATTCCACAGCCTGGGGAAGAAGGTGTAGCCCCAAAGGTAGGTAGTATAGAGGAAGCGTTTAAACACGCAATGCAATAAATTAATTTAATGGGAGGAAGGTGACGTAACAATGGCTGGTATATCAGAAACGAGAACGTGGAATGATATTTTAACCACGACATTAGCGATTTATCGTACCAAGATGCAAGATCAGATTTTTGATGTGTATCCGTTACTCAGTTATTTAAATGGAAAGCTGGGAGTTGCGGTTAATGGGAGGAAATTGAAACGTGTAGAAAGTGGGGGTGAAAGTGTTGTCGAGCCACTGCTTTACGAGGAAAATTCAACTGCGGGGAGTTATTCTAGGTACGATCAACTAGATACTACGCCTCAAGATGAATTTACCATTGCACGTTATGATTGGAAGCAGTACTCCGCAAGCATAACGATTGATGGTTTAAGTGAAAGAAGCAACATGGGTAAGTTCTCTGTTGTTAATTTGCTTAAAGCCAAGACCAGAGCAACCGAGTTGGCTCTCAGAAAGACTCTGAGCGCGGGTGCATGGGGCGATGGAACTGACAACGGCAGCAAGACCTTTGGTGGACTAGCACTCGCTATGAGTACGTCTTCTACTTTAGGTGGGATTGCTCCTGCTACGAATACCTGGTGGAAAGCTAATGTTACTACTGGTGGGTCTTTTGCAGCTCAGGGACTTACCGATATGAGGACAGTTTTTAATACTTTGTCTTTTGGTAACGACAAGCCTGACATCATATTCACGACTCAAAGTATTTATGAGTTCTACGAAGCGGCTGTACAGCCTATTCAAAGAGTCCAAAATACTAAGGTTGCGGATCTCGGATTTCAGAACTTCACTTACAAAGGTGTGCCGTTCATGTTTGATAGGGACTGTACCTCTGGTGAGATGCACTTCTTGAACTCTGAGTACATTAACTACGTTGTTCACAAAGACGCTGATATGAAAACGACACCATTTGTGAAACCAACTAATCAGGATGCTAGAACTGCCCAGATACTCCTGCAGGGTAACATCACTTACAACAACAGGAGAAAACTTGGCGTGATTAACACAATCACTGCTTAGGAAAGGGGGTAGGTATGGCTGCAATAACCGCAGTAACTAGTAATGGTGGTCAGAGCGTTATAAAAGTTTTTACCTTTAGCGCTATTGGTGATGGCGATACTTTTGCAGGGCCTTCGGGCTCTGTAGCCCACTGGGCCACAGTAACGGCTGATCCAACCACCAATACCTCAGCAGGTGTTAATGTTGCTGAGTCGGGGGGAACATTCACTTTTTACCCAGGAGTTGCCGCTTTGTCTGGCACACTCTTCGTGGTAATGGCATAACATTATTGATTTTATGAATCATAAGAAAGGCGAACATAATGTTAATACAACAGTTAAATAGAAATGATGCACCAAAGATTTTGATCCCTGTGACCTGTGAAAACGCAGTAGTTGCTGGTGATGTTGTACAGTGGTCTGATACTGACTCTGCGGCTAATCCTCTTGGAGTTGCAGTTGAAGACTCAGTTGCTGATGATATGAGAGTAGCTGGGGTTATCACTAAGACTCAGGCAACGGCAGGTGGAGTTAGCTTGCTGCAGATTTATGGTTATAACACAAATATAACCACAGATGGCAATGTTGCTGCTGATGATCAACGTTTGGCGGCTGGCGCGGCTGTAGCTACAGGCTACACCGAGGCCGAGATAATCACTGATATTACTACAGCTGATTACTCTGGTCTTGCTAACATGTTTGCATGGAATGTTAGCGCCGATGCTGGTACTGTCGGTCAGGGATTCATCCAGACTATGGGGTGCTTCTAGGTGATAAATCTTGCTACAGATAACGTAGCACCTGTTGAGGAAGTGGGGGGAGAGCATCCCCTCACTCCCGAACAACGGGAAGAGCGTGAGAATGTTAGATTCTATAGATGTTCTACTTGTAATAGGTTATTGCATCATGGGATATTTGAAATATGTCTAGGTCATAGACTTAGTCCCTTGGGTCATGGTTCATTTTTTGAATGGCTTAAGATCCAATGGTGGAAGTTTAGGGGATTTTAAGCGATTACTAAATGGCATTATTTGTGTGCGTGGCAGGGAGGTTAGCAAACTAACCTGGGAGGGTGTAAAAAGCCCTCCCAACTTTAAATTATGGCTAAAAAGAAAGTAACAAAAAAAGCAGATGTCGAAGAGTTCTACGATGCTCATATAAGCGTTGTAGCTAATTGCCCAAAGTGTGACTTTCAAATGGAACGCACTGATGTAAGAACAAGAATAATAAGCTGTTCAAATGAGATGTGTAACTTTTATGGTATTAAGTTTGAACAACCCTCAATTAGAATAAAACGAATCTAAAGAAGGAGGTAAAAGATGGGAAGAAATGAAGCCATTACATCAAAGAGACTTGACACAACTGCAGTGGTAACTACTGCTGATGCCGCGGGGTTACTGCATGGTGCTACCATTACGGCCGCAGCTGCAGATGCAACACTTGATCTTAGAGATGGTGGAGCAGCGGGAACTATTAAATGGTCTTTACATGCAAAACTAGAGGAAGGTGGTAACTCAATTTCATTTGCCACACCAATAATATTTGCTACAGANATCTATGCAACTATCACAGGCACGGGTGCAATAGCATCTATAGCTTATGAGGAGATTGAATAAGCATGGCAAAACTTACATTTCTACAAATGACTAATCGAGTCCTTCGTAGATTGTCAAGGGCTGATGTTACAGATGTTACGGCGCTTACTGGTCAAGCTCAAATTGCGGCCGATGCTATTAATGAAGCACAGAAAGCGCTCTTTGCGGAGCCTACTAATTGGTATTCATTATACAAAACAAGAATCTTTACTACTGCAAAAATAGCTGCGACCACAATTTCATTTGCTGATGCAGACCCAGATACTATCAGTGATAGTGGATCTGCCCTTGTTACATCGGGTTTTGAAGCTGGTATGGAGATCCACGTCACTGGTTCTACATCTAACGATGGAACATATTCAATTGCGTCTGGTGGTGTAGCTGCTGGTGTTCTAACTTTGCAAACCGCAGATAAACTTACAACTGAGGCCGCAGGTGACAGTGTAGTAGTAACAGCATATACGCACCCTGTACCAAGTGACTTTGGGCGCACAATAGACATTACTAACATTACAGATAACTTGACTTTAATAGAAGGTTATGGGCGTAGTTTTGATGAGTTTGACCCTAATATGGACTCAACTTCTACTATTACAGAGTTCGTAGTACAAGGTGATAACTATAGATTTGCGCCGATACCTAGTGGCGCAACTAAGCTAAGAGAACGCTATTGGGCAATACCAACAGCACTATCGGCTAACACAGATACTAGTGACTTACCAGTAGAATGTGAAAACTGTCTGATACAGTGGGCATGGGCCGAGGTACTTCGATACGTTAATAGCTTTGACAAGGCAGATCGAGTTGAGGCAAAATTCAATAGGATGCTTGCTCTTGCCAAAATAGCCAATGATAAAAGACTTGACAAAATGAAGGTATTACAACCAAATTCTAATCGAAATTCACTGCGTGTGCCGAGACTACCAGTTGAGTATGGTTATAGAGGAGGATTCTATTAATGCCATTAACAGACTCCAATGCTAGAGTAGTAGAATATCCAATGTCGCGCAAGGGCGTGAATATACACAAAAACATTGCTTCCTTGGATGTAGAAGAATGTTTAGCTTCACAAAATATGTTCTGGCGCAATGGCATGGTTAAGCGCCTTGGGTATGCTAAGTTTGAGACTGATGAAGTGTCTACTGGTAAAGCTATAACTGGATTACATAGATTTTATTTTAGTACTTCTAGTAAGCTGTTAGTTGTTTCGAGTGGGGCTGTAATCAAAGAACATAATGGTAGCACATGGACCACCATAGATTCTACTATAGGTCAAGCACAAACACCTGATAATGCTACTCACATGGCAACATGGGGTGCACTCAGTAAGATGTATATAGGTAATAGTACTGATAGAGCAATCTCATATAATGGTACTACTGCTAAGGAAGCTGGGACCGCAACAATTGTAATTGATGACTATACTGCTATTGATGCAGGTGATACAGTAACAGTAACCTTGGATGGTGTTAGTACAGTGCTTACAGCGGGGGGCACAGATTGGACCGCCGCAACTTCCAATGATGCAACCGCAACTTCTCTTGCATCTGCTATAGATGGCGTTACTGGTGTAGGTGCTGCCGCTGTAACCGATACAGTTACAATTACCTCTACTACTGCGGTTCACATGGACACCATAGCAACTACTATGGATGCTGGTACAGAAGGCACCCTTACAGTTAACTTTCTTGCGCCGCCCTTGGCAATTCAATTCTTAAACTACCAAGACAGACTCTTATGTATAGATGAAACTAACCCAGGCAATCTAACATGGAGTGATTCATTCTCAGATACAGGATGGGAGACAATAGCTAATGTAGGAGTACGACCCGATAGTAAACTTCATGGCATGATTATTCACTCTGAGGAAGGTAAGAGTGCTGGGTTCCAATCTAAGGTATTGCTGGCAGGTTCGAGTGGTATGTACCTATTTTCTGGTAATGACCTTAGAGTACCATTTACTACTGGTGATTATAAGATAGAGTCTTTAGGACTCAAGGTCGGCTGTGAAGCCCCACGCTCAATGGTATGGACCCCAGTTGGCTCATTATGGTTAGGTATAGACAAACAAGTATACTTACTACCATTTGATACTCTTACACCGATACCTGTAGGTCATCCAATACAATCAGTTATTGATGGTACAAAAGCAATCGAATCTATACCAACTGATCAGATCAAAAACGCTTGTGCAATATATCATGATGGTTTTTATAAATTAGCTTTTACACCTAAAAATGGTTCAACTAATACTATACAATATTGGTTAGATGTAGATAGACTGCAAAGAGATCCTGATACTGATCATATTGGTCCTTGGTATGGCCCGATGGTGGGTAATGCTGTTTCAGTGTTTGCAACTCAAACTGGTCCTGGTGATAGTGGAGAACTTATGGCTGGTGAGGACAGTGGAGCTACTGGCTCATTTGTATATGAAGCAAATAAAGATGCAACTNATAGTGACCCAGNNTCTACTAATATTCAGGTATTTTGGCTCTCAAGGTACGATCCCCTAGGGCCATCTAACACTTTATTACAAACTGGTGAACATCTTGCAGTAGCAAAAGACTTACACATGGTAGAGTTAGAACACTTAGATGTTACTACCTCACCAACTGTTGATTACACAGATATAACTGGGGCCTTGGNTACTNGTTCTTCATCTGTTAGAGCAGCTTTAGGAGTTAGATGGGGCGATAAGTCTTGGAACGAGTTTGCTTGGACTGGCCTTGCACCAGTAAGACAGACTATAGATTTATCACCTGCGTTACAACCACGCAGACTAGCACTAACAGTAAAACAGAACAGTACACAAAGATTTGAGTTGTACGCTATAAGAGTATTTATAATTGAGCAATCACTGGTGTTCGCATAGGAGGTTTATAAGATGACAGAATTAGGTGCAGGTAATGGTACTGGGTACCCAGCGGCCACAGACACAAATGATAACCCAGAAGTAGATAGCCCAGCAGCAGGTAAAACGCTAGCTAGGGCCGATGTTCCCAACGATCACTCAGCTGCAATTATTGCTATGCAGACTCGAAGTAGGTTTAAAAAAGGTGCTGATTTACCATCTGCAACTACCCTTNCACTTGGATCAGATGGTTCTTATTTTGATGTTACTGGTACTACTACTATTACAGGTATAAGTGCTATAGGAGTTGGGGCGGTTATCTCATTGCAGTTTGATGGAGCGTTGACCCTTACACACAGCGCAACTTTGGTACTCCCAGATTCTCTAAATATTACTACTGAGTCAACTGACATAGCAACTCTTATTCAAGATGACGCTACACCCACTTGGCGGTTACTTACTTTTAGTCGGGCCGATGCAACATCAGGTGGATTCCTTACTAATGTAGTAGAGGATACGACACCGCAGCTTGGTGGTCCACTGGATACAAATTCAAAAGCGATTAATGAATCTGAAGGTTCAGCAGTTGCGTCTGCCACAACTACAAATATATATGGAGGTAATGACGGAAACACTCTACATATAACGGGAACCACTACAATAGTNGATTTTACCGATGCCTCAAGTGTTGGGCAATGGAGGAGAATTATATTTGATGGAGCATTAACACTCACACATGGTTCAGGGATTACATTGCCAGGCGGTGCTAACATTACTACTGCCGCAGGTGACTATGCCTATGTTTATGCTGATGCAGTTGATGCTTTTACAGTTGCCCCTTATGTTAGGGCAGATGGCTCAATCGGAACTCTAAAGCATGAGAATGGTGGGATAGAAGCTGATATTTCAGCAGTTGCCATTGGAGATATTGTTGTTGGAACTGGTACTGGTTCAATGGCGCTCGTAACCTCGACTGGGCATTCTGATGGAGATGTTTTGACCAGACAGGCAGATGGGTCGGTTGACTATGAATCACTTCCTGCTGCAAGCACAGATTTCACAGTTGCATCAAAAGCAACAGGCGATTCGCCTTACTCAGCATCATGGGGAGAGCTTGTACTTTGCAATACAAGCGGTGGAAATTTGGAAGTGGATTTACCTGCCGCAGGGAGTAATGGTGGCAAGACAATTCACATCAA